CACGAGAGTAGAAAAGACTACAATCGTAGTTATTAGAGAGCTGGATTTTCTCCGGCTCATAGTCGTCGACAGTGACCGGCTGACCAACTGCACCATGAATAGCGCAAATGACATCTTTGGTCTGGCGGTGGTTAGAGTAAATCTTCACACCATGGAAGACGTCTTCTTTGAGACCACTAATTGGATTCGGCACAGAGTCAATATAATTGAGTAATTTGCCATAAATCGCCGGTTTGACGGAGATTTCGATTAGCTCGCGGTCGACGCCATCTACCCAGTCATTTTGAGTTGTCTCGATAGATTGAATAATGCTTTCGAGATTATCTACGAGTGGAGTTGCGGTTGTAAGGCCGGTAATTTCGGTACCATCGGTAACCATCTGCGCGAAGAAGCGAGTATCAAGGTCTGCGATCATGCGAAGCGCTTGGTTTTTCTTGCGCTTGTCCATGATGGACGCAATACCGTAGAGCTTGACATCTTTCTTAGCAATTTCTTCAACGATTTCTTTGTCTTCGTTGATATTAATGGTGACCTTACCGGTGTTTAGAATCTTCTTGCCAGCTCCGGCTGCACGAGCAGTACCGTAGTCATCTACCTGTGCGTTCTTGAAGCGGTCAATCTCGACGCTACCAGTCGTAGGATCGCCAGAATATTCGGTATTCTTCATCTTTTCAGAGACGGCACCTTTTTGGATAGCCTCAATGACGAATCCCTGAATCTCGGCGAGCTTGTCGGCGGTATTTGCGTCGATATTAATGCTTAAAGCATCAGTTCTTGCCATAGTTTATTCCTTTAGAATGACCGTAAACCTGCTTGAGATTTCTTAATCTCGGTTTTCGGTTTTGTGCCCTCGCCATAATCTTCGGGGGAAGTACCAGCTAGTTTGGCTTTAACTCCGGCCTCTACAGCCTTATTGAAAGCTTTTTCTAGCTTATCGATATTGGCATTGGTTTTATCCTCATCAATATCAATAACGAAGTCTACGAGGTCTGTGTCGATATTTCTATCAGACAGTGCATCTTTAGCATCGGCTCTGCGTTCTCGGAGGGTAATTGTACGCTCACGATCATCGAGTTCCTTTTGCTGTTTGGCCTTGAATTCCTTTTCGCGTTCAGCCTCAGAGAGTTTACTCTGACGCTCGGCCTCAGCTAAAGCTTTCGAGACTTCATCTTTAAGCTTTTTCTCGGCTTTAGAATTAGCTTCGGCAAGACGTTTGCTCACGATATCGTTAACTTGTTCTTGCGTAAACGTAGCAGGCTTTTCTTCATGGCCTTTATTCCCGGAATCGTTTTCCGGTGCAGGATTATTTTCTTTATCCATAGAATCCTCTGTTTTACGCCCATCGGCTAGTGATTAGCTATAAAAAACGGCAAGGTTGTCCTTGTCGCAATTAACTAATGTATAAAACCATTATACCATAAGTAGTAAAAATATCTACTTCATCGCCTGTCTATCAAAAGTATTAGGATCGTCCTTGCGTATTTGCCATAGTTTATCAAGCTCCTTTTTTAAATCGTATGCTGCCGAGTCGTTCCATTCATCGCTCTTGCGTCTACCGTGGCCATATTCAACATTACGTGCGGAATATTCGCCAGCAAAATTATAAGAGTCATTTCCTCGGCTATCATAAATTGGTTTAGATTTAGACGACTGTTTTGGACGGGATGTTGTTTTGTGGTTTGATGTACTTGTTAAGAAGAAGCTAGAGTGGGTAGACCTGAAATGTGACGAAATCTCCCTAACGCGTTTTAGCTTTTCCGCCTCTATAATATTTCTTTCGATCGTACGTCGGCCATGTTTTGATGATCTAAGCCATTCTTTCTTTTGATTCTCTGTGAAATGCATTGTTGAGAAAATCTTTGGCTCATTCGGAGCTACGCCACCAATCTTAATGCCGGGACCACTATAAGATGAGGCTTTCTTCTTCTTATGAATCTTCTTTTTATTTTTTGTTTTCGGCGAAGAACTTTTATCTGCCGCTAGCATTGATAGCTTGTTCTGGCCTTTAAATGGTCGATTTGGATCAAAGGCTGACAATAAAATAGCACTATCCTTATCCTGAGAAGAATTCTTGAGTTTTTCGAAAACCTCTTTTGAGAACTGAATCCGCGCCATATAACCCCTTGACTATGTTGAGTAATATTATAACATAATTCAACAAAAAATCAGCCCGATTGCTACATATGGCCGAAACCATACGGAGGGCTGACTTATGCTTTTATTATAGCAAAGATTACTTATTTCGTGAATGCCGACGATTGAGTCTTCGCATAATTATATGTTTGCGAATGATTTCTAGCGGATAAATCATTGGTTCCTTTCGTTTAATTTTGGCTAGCATAAACCAATATCACGAGAAGAGAAAGCATGAGTACGTTATTTTTGGCGCATTCTTAATTTTATGGCATAATAATCGGAACTCTCGCCGGTTCAATGTTGGGATTGTAATGGATATCCTTGATCCAATCGTTGTAGTTCATATTGGGAACGAAATATTTGCCACCAAGTTTGTTTCTGGCGGCGCGTATCTTGGGTTCGTAATCTTTTCCGATATACCCGCGTACTGTTGAGCGGCAGAAAGGATGAAGCGGTGGGTAATTATAACCTTCTTGTCGCTCGCTCATCTTATAAATCTGGCCATCATGACTTCTACACATATCTGAGGTTCGTCCGTCTAGTGTGGCTACGAACACATACTGATCTATACCCATTTCTTGATATGCGATAAACTCTGTCTCATTCTCGAAGTGGTTAGTTTCTGTCCGGATTAGCCTTTCTGCATAGAAGCTTCCGACATTAAACCTTTGCCTAATTTCATACAGAGCACGTTCTTCGCTCATTCCAGTCATTATTGCTTTAGTAAGGGTCTGTTGGAGTTGGCCTGCAAGAGTATTAGAGTTACCCCAGATTCGTTTGCTGTAATTTGCGCCTTGCCATGGCGTATTGAGCAGGACTTCAATTCCGCGTGAGTTTAGTTGTTCAAACGCAGGAGTTGCACCAATCCCTTTGGCAGTATCATAGATTGTTTTACCGAAAGCTCCGTTTATAGTTTCGATATGAGATTTGGTCTCTATTTCGTTTTCTAATATAGCTAATTGCTTCGTTCTGCTCCATAGTTGAGCATTTATCATCTCGAGTCTTCTTATGCGTCCTTGAAATCGTTTGGGCAGGTATTTAGATAATCCAGCGGCTTCCATGTCGGCATAGAACTTTTCGACTTCAGCAGTCGGAACTATCTTATTGAGCGCCGTCATATCGAATTTGTTTTCTCGATAGAATGATTCGTAAATAGCTTTAAGACTAGCTACTGTATCTTTCTCGGCTTCTTCATAGAGAATCTTAATCTCACGAAAGTGCCAGTCTGAGTTTCGCTCGGCTTCGGTCAGTCTTGCAATCGCACGCTTATCCCAGTATCTACTCGACCTCGTCTGTGCCATTATTTGCGTCCTTTATTTCGTTCTTGGCGAATTCTGCGGCCGACTCTAAGGTTGTTTTATCTTCTTTGGCGGCAAGCTCAACTGTTTCTTTAGAGTCACGCACGAACGATAGTTGGCTGACTAAAAGTTCTTTATCGACTACGCCCTGTAGGTTGAGAATCATCTGAGAGGTTTCATAGTCGTTACGAGGTAGATTGCGCTTAAATATTGCATCCACTTCTTCTGTTGGCACGATCGGCATACTGGACTTAGTATTAAGGAAATTGTTGTATAGACGGAATCGTTCCATTAGACCACGCTCAAAGTAACGTTCTTTGTTTTTGATGTTTTGGTCAAATGCAAGAAGTTTATAACTTATTGCCACGCCGGATGAGTTGTTTGCGAAATTCTCGTCAGCTAGGTTCGGAGTCATGCTGATCTTATGGATGTCGTTTTCGATGTTTTTACGAAGAATATCGGTATCTGATTCGTTGAGAGTTTTAATGAGGTACTCGATTTTGCCGTCCATCGGGATATTTGAGATCATACGGTGTTCTTTGAGCTCGGCCATTTGTTCCGGTGTGAACTTCATGCCATAAAAACAGAGAATTGCATCAACCAATTGCTCGCGATCATTCACACGGTCGCTCTGAATTAAGTTATATGCGTCTATCAGACTTATGACCGTTTCGAAGTCGCCCAGGTAATCCTTGTTATTTACGAATTCAATCATCGGCACTTCTTTAAACGCATGAGCATCCTCTTTTTTGAGGACTAGATTGTCTCCTTTTAATTTGTAACTGCGGACTGATTTATCATCTACAAATATCACGTCATAGTATTCCGGATTCGTGTCCGTTGGCTTTTTGAAGATTGGCCGATAATTTACGGCAAACATCTTATTATGTTTGATTGTATTATCATAGGCGATAATCGTGTTTCGGACATCTAGTATTGCCGATTCCGGCTCTGCGTCTTCATTTGCGAAGACATATTCATATTGAAGTCCGAATATCGCACAGTTCTTGGCTATTTCTGAGTCATTATCGTTCATTGTCTGCTTTTTATAGCAATCTAGGACTGCATCTATGTTGTATTTGTTGCTCGCTTGGTATTCTACTGGGTTTCCGAGTAGGTATCCGACATTCGTATCTACAATATACTTCGCATGGTTAATCATCACTTTATTATTGTGGAGTAAATCGGGTTTATCCCGGTGGAGAATATCTTGGTCGCCAATATAGTAGCGATCTAGCGTATCAAACCTTTCTCGATGTTCTTCGTTGTAGTCGATAGCCTCTTTGATTATGGTTGCGTTGATTTCGGTGTCTTTTGGTAGGGTGTATTTCATAATTATCCTTTCCAATAATGGTTGCGATGCCTAGCTCTCGGGGAACTAAGCATCGATTTATCGAGGAGCTCTACCTCTCGTGGCTCAGAGACATATTCATAAATGCTCGCCAATACGTCTACCGCATCATCGTGAGCATTCTTACCTTTCTTTTGATAGCTCATGACTTGGCGATAGAACTCCGGGAAGCGTTGCCGCCATCCGAGCGGCATATAAATATGATTCTGGACCCAAGCGGAAGACGCCAGAATCCTCGATTCCTTATTATGCGTCTGTGGAACTGCACGGATATCGCAACGATTACTAGAGTATTTTTCTTGGAGTATTCGCTCTACATTTCTTGCGAATCCACGGCCGCCATTATTACTTTCGATATGTGCCGTTATAGTCTCACCAGAGAATAATAGATCAGCGACTTGGTTTTCCGTCGTTTCCATCGCCTCATCTGTAAAGACTAGATTTGTAATATAGAATTCGTTTTGATAGATTACGCCGTTTATGGAGCACAAGAAGTCGGTTCCAGTATCAGCCGTATCTGTAAAATTAATCACTTCGGCATATGGCGGCAATTTCTCCCATTCTTTAAATTCGCTGTAGAGCCTACCGCCCACATCAATCGGTTGTTGATTATAGTTTGCTTCGACGATATCTTGGTTCATTTCGCGAGTCTTTATCTCGTAGTCGTGCCTGCTCAATATTTCATCACAAAGCATCTTTCCGTCGTCCTGGACAGCTTTCATTGTGATCGTCTCTACGTCGTCGCCATAAGCGCTCACGATCCGTCCGGCAAGGTCTCCGAGCGCCCAGCGCGTCATGATGACTATTACTTTCCAATCGTTACCCTCGAGACGCTGAATCATCGTATTGGTAAACCATGCCCAGTGTTTGTCTAGCGTTGCTTCGTTGTAGGCTTCTTCGGCATTCTTGATGATATCGTCGATTAGGACAATGTTCGCGCCGAATCCAGTTGCGGTACCGGTTGGCGAAGTTGCTAGATAGTTATTCTTGCTACTCCCGGTCAGCGCCCAAAGGCTCGCGCTTGCTTGGCCGCGCTTTATTTGAGTTTTAGGGAATATATCCGAGTAAACTATATGCTCATTGTCGGCTTTTCTTTCCGATATCGTATCTCGTACTTTTCTTACAAATGATGTAGAAAGAATCTCATTATATGATCCGGTCATCACGGCTATTTCCGGATTTTGGCCGAATAGCCATTCTACTAGGCAGGTGGCCGTAAAGCTTTTGTAGTGTCGTGGCGGTAAGTTTATTACAAGGAAGTGCTTCTTGTCCTGTTCCATGAAACCTTGAATCTTGTTACAGATTTCTGTTAAGTATTTACGACTCTTTTGGTAGTGCTTCGGATAAAGAAGTCGACAATAGCCAATAAAGCTCTTACGAGCGAGTGATAATCTCATCTCCCGAACCTGTCTTTGGTCTAGCCTCAACTCTTTAATCGTTAGCACTATTCGTCTTCTCCTAATAGTTTGCGTAACTCTTCTGCAGTCAAATCGTCGTAAGGACTGCTTTTCTCTTCGTAGATTTCCATATCTATTGGTTGAGTAGGTAACCCCTCAGCCTGATTCATTGTTTCGACAAAATCTTTTGTACTTCTTACCGCTCGACTTGCTTGCGCTAAGGCCAAATACTCTCCGTACGGAGTTTTCTTTGTAGTCTTCGCGTCTTGTATGCGTTTTTCAACTTCTTCTGTCGGAACACTCCAAAGTTTCCTTAGTTGATATCTAGGTGAGTGCTTTGGAAAGAAGTGGTCATCGTCTTTAATATTGTAGATATCTTGTGGTCTATCGCGGAAACTAGTTTTCGGCGTGTTTCCTTTAATAAAACGGCCTTTCTTATCACGATTTTTGTCCGCTTGTAAACAAGCGGTTGACCTCTGTTGTTTTTTTGCCGATTTTTTAGGCTTTTCCGTTGTCATGGTTGGCCTCAACTTTCGGCGTAAAAGCTTCCCACCCAGTGTCATCTTCGTCATGACCTAGCTTGTTAATAAAGCGAAAATAACGCTTACGAATTACATCACAGAACTTAGGATCTAGCTCCATACCATAGCAGATCCGGCCAGTTTGTTCTGCGGCAATAATTGAGCTACCGCTTCCAGTAAATAGATCTAGAACTATTTGGTTTGGTCTGGAGCTATTCATCATCGCATTTGCGCCGAGTGTTACTGGCTTTTGGGTAGGATGGACATAAGTTGTTACTTTATCGCGATCAAAATCCCAGACCGTCGATTCATTTCGCATATTCTCAATCATCTTGACGAGCTGTTCTTTTTTCATCTCGTTTAACTCGCGACGCTTCAGTCCGAGAATAGTTTTCTTATCGCGGCCGCCATACCATTTAGCATGATGATCTTTTCGCCAGAGATACATGCAGGCTTCGTGCGCATAGTGATAATCATATCGCCCGAGCGTCATGCCTTTGTTCCATATCAATTCTTCTTTGTAAACGAATCCAACGTCTTCAAGGGCTTTTCTGAATTCGATATGATTACTGCTTGCAAACCAACAGTAGACTGCCGCTTCCGGAGAAACAAAACCCTCCGCCGCCGAGAATGCATCGAAGAGGAAATCATATAATACACTATCTTTTAAGTCGTCGTTTTTGATTGAGCCTTGCTTCTTGCTTTTATAGTTCACACCGTATGGTGGATCCGTATAGAGCAAGCTTGCAATCTTGCCGTTCATTAAGGTCTCTACATCTTCTAGTTTCGTAGAATCGCCACACATTAAGCGATGTTCGCCGAGCTTGTAGACTTCGCCATACTTGCTGAT